GTCTACCTGGTTTGAATAGAACCCTGTAAAAATTATTGTCATCATTAAAGTCATCATAATAAGGACTTATGTTTAAATTTGTTTTCTGTGACATGTTTTAGAATTCCAGTATAACTTTGATGTCTTCTTTTTGCCTACTATCTCTAGTGATCAATTGTCGATTATCTAGATAGATAATATCACCCGACTGATTATTTATCTCAGATTGTGCTAAACCATTTTTAAATTCAACTCCCAAATCAACCACTTTAGTTCCTGTCGGGTTTGTTGTAATACCACTGAAAGTGCTATTTATTCCAACAGTATAACTTGATGACCCGTCAGTTCCTGTAACTGGGAGAGATGTAGAAAAATCATAAACTTGACCATTAGTACCAGCAATGGTGCTAATACCTGTTTGATCTTGTTGATCTCCAGTGGTTAAATTGAAATACAATGATCTATCTCTGTAGTATTTTAATACCGCTATTGGATTACTTGAATCATTAGATATGACATCAAATGAAGTAACATAAGCTTGTGCTTTTCCAATAACAACTCCATTCTGTTTCACATCTTGTTCTAACAAATCACCAATTTTCACATCAGAAGAAGATGGAAATGTTTTTAGATATAGAGAAGAAATTGATGAATACTGTGTTTGATTATATACTTCGGTTGATCCTATAGAGGTTGGATTTTTAACAATACCTATTTGAGCAAATTTAGTATCTATTGGAAAATCCTTCGTAGAATCATCAAATCTAGCATAAACCAAAACTCTATCTGCTCCTAATTCTTTGTAAATATCAGATCCATGTCCCTTTGCTGGAGGTATAATTGGAATTAGGTTAGCGTTAGCACCTGAAGATGGTTGTAAATCAGTAAGATCAAGCACTCCATAAGTATAACCCTTTCCACCAACTGATACCTGCACGTCGCTGATCTTGGTATTTGTTCCAACTTCAACTATCGCCTTTCCTCCAGATCCATCGCCAATAATATTAACTTCAATACCACCTGCACCAGCATTTGTATATGCTGTTCCACCATCTTCAACATAAACCTTTTTAATTTGATTATTATTAATATCAGAATTTCCACTATCTCTTACATTAGCAATATTAGCATCGGTTGATGTTAACCAATCATTAGGTAATGGTATAAATTCAGTAGCGTCAAATTTTATAATATCACTTGGTGCTACTGTAAATAAGTATTTCCAAAGATACCCGTCATCTGTAGAACCAGTAGCTCTAAATGGTTCTAATCCTGTTAGAGTTGGTTCATTCAATGATGCGTTACCAGTAGTGTTTATACCAGATGATCCATTATCAATACAGATATAGACATTAAAATCTTTATTAATTACGTAGAAATTAGAGTCATACAATCTGGGGGTTTGACCGTTGGGTGCTTTATTTGAAGCACTGTAGTCATGACGATACATATCATAAGTTGTATCTTTAGTCCAAGTTATCTTTCTTACTACTCTTCTAACATTATTAGGGGTAATTTTTTTACCAAAAATCATGGTATCTCTAACATGATTTAAATAATTAATATTATCTACAGGACTTTTTCTAGTAGATTGATCATTCCATTCAGAATCACTCGCATTTCTACCGAATGCATTTGGCACTCCGTTAACAGATGGGTTTGATAATCCAACAAAAACATAATATGAATTTGCGGAATTATTTACATCTCCTAAAAAATTACCTGCGTTATTAATTCTAAATTGATCTGTTACAATTGCCGACATTTTTTATGTTCTATGGTTTTTTTCTTATATTTATACTAGGTTTACTTGACTTTAAATAGGATTGCTCCTATCAGACAATGCACCAGTATCTCTTATACCAGAATTTCTTCTCTGCATGGTTGGAAAAGTTGATAAACCTGAGTTTATAGTTTTTCCAGAAACAGTAACTGATATTCTATCTGCTACTATTGGATTCCTAGTTCCACCAGTTAATTTACCCCAAGAGAATCTACCAGATATTCCACTAGTTGAAATACCTGTTAGTGAAGTATCTGTCTTCACACCAGCAACAAATTCTGCTGTATTTGAAGTGGTGCTGTATGAACTAATCAAGTATATATTATCAAAGAATGATGTTCCAACTCCTACAGGAGCTCCTGTTGCTGTTACAACAGAGGTAACACCTGCTCCTACTGCAGTATCAAATATGTAAATTGGATCTCCATTTGATAATCCTGTAAATGTTCCAGATTCTTTCTCTAGGAAGAATTTTATAGTGGAACTACTCAATACATTTATTGAAGTAACTATACCACTAAATCCACTTGATCCAGTGAATCCAGTTATCAATTCATATGGTGTTTTTGGCACTGGTGCTATTACATGAGTAACTGCTGATGGAGAGTATCCCTCACCTCCACTGTTGATTGTTACCGAAGTTATAACACCACTTGTTATATTACCTGTCGCTGTTGCAACATGTGTATTAATACCTGTAGTTGGTATACCAACTGAAATAGATGTTGTTGTTCCAACATACCCTTTACCACCATCATTTACGGTTATAGATTGTACTGTTCCCCCAACAGAAATTACAGCAGATAAACTAGCAGATCTTGGTGTTATTGACTCATCGACAACTAATACACCTATATCATTTGGATTTTCATAGAAGAACTGCGTCGTGGAAGAATTAGTTCCAACTCCAATACTATCAAGATAGAAATCTTGATCACTTGTTGAAAAATCTTTAATTATCTTAGATTCTGGGAACACTAAAGGTTCAATTAGAGGTCTTACTTTAGTTACTAACTCACCATTAATAAATTTATCAGTTTTTTGTTTTATCCATCTTAATGGTTTTGATACTTGAGAATTAATTCCCTCTTCAAAATATAAATTAGTTTCAATTAAATCTGAAGTTACTATACCTGCTATGACTCTCCTCTTTTGATCAAAATTAGATATATCTTCATTTTTTAATAGTTGAATTTCATCTCCAACTTTTACTGACTCATCAGCATCTACAAAAGTAACATCAACGTTATTTGAACCTTTGTAGAAAAATATAGTTACATTATCATTAGCATCTGGTGGTTCTGTAAACTGAAAAGATGTTCCACCATTGAATATGTAAGCATCATCAGGACTTTGTATTACACCGTTAACAAATATTAACAATAGTGCCTGCATGTCAATATTTGAGTTGGCAGCAGATTCAAATGAAACCAATTCTCCCTTAAAATTGAGTGGGAATCTAGTTCTAATTCCATCTTGAAGACTTACTATAGAATCAATATAATCAAAATCTCCTACATTCCAAGAACAGAAAGAATCAGTGAACACTTCATTTACAGTAAATTCCAGTTCACTCAATGGTGATGGTAATGATTTATCTGTAACTAATCCAACTGGTTTAAATACATCTCCCTTTCTAAATCCATAACCAGATCTTGTAATATCAAATGACTTAACTTCAAATAATGTAGAACCAATACCAGTAGTATTACTTCCCCCTACATCAATATTTAAAAGTAATCCTGTTCCAGTGTCTGTAGTAGCACCCAAACCAATTCTAGAAACTCCAACAATAGGTAAGTTTTCATATGTAGGAGATGGTGCCAATACTATAGGACTAGAGTAACCACTTCCACCATCAATAACGTTAAATGTTAATGTTCCACCAACACCGACAGTCGCTGTAATTGTAGCACCAGATCCAACATTGTCAGTGATACCGATACTAATGACACCATTCCCAGTCACACTTAATTCTGGGCGATATCCTGATCCATTAAAGTCCCTAGTTCCTACACCGACAGCGATAATTGAACCTCCAGCACCAATAACTGCAGTGACAGCAGCACCAGCTAAAGGAGCAAATCCCAATCCACCAGTATATCCGATTGATATTATTTGTCCTGATCTTGGTAGTTGATTTTGATTTACATCAGATAAACTAATAATTTGTGATCCATCAGTTGATGAAATTCCACTAAATACAAAACTTGTTATTCCTGTTGATTCTATAAACTCATAATTATTATTTGGATTTGTGGGTGTAGTTGGAGGTTGGAATATACCATTTAAAGTAACAAAACTACTTCCTGTATTAAGACCAGTTGTGTTTACTCCTGATATTGAGGTTCTAAATGTTTTTCCTATTCCAGTAAATTGAGTTGAAACATCATCAAAGACAGCATTATCCGAATAGTCCTGCTGTAGGTATACTCTTCCACTAAAGGATGATTTAAGTCCTTCTCTATTAGAATCATTTTTGGTATTAACTCCTGCCCCTCTAGGTGGATCTGTAAAGAATAGTTTTTCATCAACGATGTTATATCCACCTTTAAACAATCTAACTGTGGACGAATCGGAATGGGTAGACGCTGAAGATCCAACAATAGCTCTAGAAACATCAACTAATTTTAATGCACCAGTATTTGTTATTGGTCCTACATTAGTTGTACCAAAACCAACATTATTAACTCTTACAAATTCATCATTTATTTTTAGTAGATCTTCAATTACTACAGATGTAATTCCTACCAAAGATAATATTGTAGTTGATATTGATACTTGACCACCAACGTTTCCAGATAATGTGGTTGTTATTGGGGTAAATGATATTGGGGATTGTATTACATTATCAAGTGTTATTAATGATTTTTCATTCTTTTTAAACATTCCCAACTTATGTTTATTTCCAGACCCAACTGTATTAAAGGTAACAGCAGTTCCTGCCTTTGTTGTTGATAATTGGAATACATTTGAATTAGTTGTACCTGAAGGTAAAACCACGTAAACTTCACTTGGTAATGGATTACCGTTTGACATTACTAGTGATGAAATTCCCACACCATCTATTGAAGATCCTGGTTCATATATCAATCTCTCATTTGCGTTGAAGAAATTATCCAGTATTGTAAATTCACCAGTTGCTAAATTTACATCGTCTGGGGGATTAAAATTTCTAGCAAATATTGGAATATTATTATGTTTTAATTCAAACTCTAAAGAATTTGACCTTTCACTATTAAATGCATCATATTGTAAAAGTGATAGAGACTCTTGAGATTTACCATATTCAAGAGTTGGTGTTGTGTTTATTAAATCAAGTCTAGTGTTAATAATTTCACTGTAAGATTGAACCTGTAAATTACCAACTCCAATGAATGATGCATCAGGATGGAATTTTAAATTTAAATTTGATCCGTTGTATTCTGATGAAAATGTTCCAATCCCAGAATCTGTTCCTATTGATATAAATGGATATTGTGTAATGAAAATATCTTCGCCATCATGTGCCATTAAAATTTGATGTAGAGCACTAGTATTTCCTATTGAAACTCTAACAATACTTTTAACTGTAGTATCTCTTGAAGTTGTAAATCCTGCTATCACTGCTGTGGAGGCAATACTTACAAAATTAGATTCCAATCTGGCAGAATTCTCAGATCCATTTGGTTGTGCTTGTGATTTAAATCTAAATGTTCCTATACCAATTGATGTTGTACCAAAACCAACAATTTTTGAATTAAGTAAAACTTTATTAGGTCTATCGTTTTCATAGTTTAAAGACAATACGTTAGCACTAAGATCTGATGTAAAGGTTCCTATCGAAAGATTAGTATTTGTTTCTAAAGAATAATTTGATATGTATGAATTTGTACCATCATGAGTGACATAAAGTTCAATTACATTATTTTGATTATTAAAAGTATCTTTTACATCAATTGTTGCAAAATAAGATTCAATATTGGAAATATTAGATGATATAATAGTGGAAGTAGTTGATGAAGAAACATTTACATTTTTTCCATCTAATTGAATAAATCCAATAGATGTTTGACCAACTCCAACTCCAGGTAAAAATGTATGTTGTAAAACTTTTATATCCAAATCTCCATCAAAAATATTTGTTGGAGTGAATTGTAAACTATAAGCACCAGCTCCGATATCGTTACCAATAATATCAACCAATTTGGATTCGACTTCTATAGATCCTTTCTGAATGGTATATACATCTTCATTGATAAAATCTATAGATGTAATTAATTCGGTTGCTTGAAGAACATTTGTTGTAGATGCTGCTCCACTGGACGGAACTCTTGCTTGAACTAAAAATCTATCAAATGAATTAACAAGAGTTAAATTTCCATCAGTTTTAGCATTATTTGTAGATTCTTTAAATAATCCACTTATGTCGTCCACTGTTAAAACTCTATTTGTAGAACATTGGAAGAAGTTAGAAAGACGTTTATTTTCAAAAGTAATAAATTTAGATCTAAGTGGATTTGTTAGAACATCGACATCTTGAACTAAATCAAAAGTATCAATAGCATCAACTCTATTTTCTGTTGTTAAATCCCTAATAATTGTTGAAGAGTCAACAACTGCAGTTCTTCCAACACCAACAAAAGAACTAATCCCAACGTCAGCAAAATTCTTAAGACCAGATGTATGAAGTAACTTATTAACAGGACTTACTGACTCTTGATATGATATTGGACTTTGAATCGTGTATGATAGTGTTTGATAGTAATCATTATCAGGAAGAACTTGATAATCCTGATTTAATTTACCAACATTATCTGACCATCCAAGTAATTTTTCTGATGAAAAATCAACTCCAAATTCCCCTTTATTATTAAATATTGTGTTTATACTGCCTATTGTTCCAGAGGAAATTCCTCTTATTCTATCTTCAAGTTTTAATTCAAAATCACCTATAACTTTTATGTAATTGTTTGATATTTTATCAACAGTTAATTCAACTTTAGTAAATTCTCCATTGTTTCTTGATACTGAAAGTTTTTCTCCTACAGTAAATGAAGATAATTCAGTAACAACAGTAAATTTTGGATATTTTTTGAAATTAATTACAGATCCAAAAGTTTGAATAGTTTTTGCTAATCCAGGATTTGAAACTAATCCATGAATATTAAATTCTAATCTAAATGGATTTGGATTAATACCGCCAATCACTCTTTCAACTGGATAAAATGCAAATTTATTAACAGGAGAGTTAAAGGTATTTCCATATTCATTTTCAACATTTTCTACAAAAATTTTATCTCCTGCTTCAAATGGTGGAGTTGAAAATCCTAAAATAGGAGTGGCGAGTGTTACAGTAACTATACCAGTAATTTTATTAGTAACAATTGTTGATCCAATCGCTATATTTGTAATTGGTATTCCACTTGTATTATTTTTAGTAAAGACCTTAGAATTACCTATACCGAAAGGTGTATTGACCACATCAACAGATGTGATAGATTGTGAAGATGGACTAATATTTGCTTTTAAAGATCCACTGTTTACAATTTCTTTTGTATCAATATCTTGAATTACTAATTCAGGTTCACTTATATAATTTTCACCACCGTTTTTAACGATAACTGAAGTAATTTTATCAGAGTCTTTTAAAGATATTGCTGGTGATAAATTAGCTATGGGTCTTAGAGTTTTGTCAGAGGCATATTCAAATCCAACATTTAATATTTCTACATTGGTAATTTTATTTGTTGCTGAAGATTCTGGTAATAATTTGGCGTTAATACCTTGAGTTGAAGCAACACTAACAAATTTAGGAGTTGCTTTATATCCAAATCCTCCAGATACTAATTGAATTTCGTTTATAGAACCCACATCATTTTTTGATGTTGTAGAATATTCTAACTTATTTGTGTTGTTAGTGTCATATTTTAAAATTTCTGGTCTTTCTGCTAATCTAATATCAAATGTAGTTTCTCCTACCCCAGCTATAGAATAATCTTGATTATATTTACTATTAACATAAGATATTTCTAATGCATTTGGAACATCAAAATCAGATGTACTTATAAATCCAGATTTTTCAACATTATAAAATAAATTTAATACACTATCGTCCGAATAGTTAACTGTTAAAGATGCTGTTGGAGTAACTCCAATAGTTCCTGTTGTGGTAACTACATTTACAGAAGTTGTTCCTGTAGAAACAAAATCATTTTTAAAATCTTTATCTTCATATATTTTAAAATCAAATCCTGCTAATGAAGAGTCTGACAGATCAAATACTAAATTATTATTTCTCACTACTTCGATTGGGGGATCAATCAGAGATAATTGATGCTCAGATCCACCGATTGATACTATATTTACCACATTTGGGGGAACAGAGGTAGAATTATAACGTGTTTCTGATAATTTTATATTATTACTGTCTATTTTGTAAACAAAATATGCTCCTGTATTTAACCCACTAGCAATTGTATCAGATGCATCATAATAAACTTTATCTCCTGTTTTTAATCCATGAGAATTTAAATTTAAAATATTAGTAGAGATATTAATACTAGCAGAAGTAAATCCAATCTGATCTATAAGTAAACTATCAATCAATGAATTATATTTAACTTTAACAGCGTTAGAAGTTCCAATACCAACAGATCTATTAGAGTCTATATTTAAACTAATAATATCATTTACTTTTAAACTATGTGAAGTGCTTAAAGTAACTTTTGAATTTACTCTTTCAATATTTCCAGTTACTTTATTGAAATTAGATTCAAATCTATATTTAAAATAATTATCACCATTAGTTCTGAAAAATAATCCATTAGTTGAAGTTATCAAACCTACTTGAGTTACTATTCCAATATAATTTGGAGATTTGTTTATTGCAAATAAAGTTTGACTTGTTCCTGAAAATGGTATATTAAAGGATTGCCCAACTGACCCATCTCTAGAAACTTCAAGAACACTGTTACCATCTGTTTTAAAAGTAAGTCTTTGTCCAGTTTTAAATGGATGATTTGGTAGATAAATGCTTTGTGCTGGAACAGAAACTGAACTTGAAGTATCTCCAACAGACACGGTTATTGACGAGGTAATTCCAACTGTTGTAGCGATACCAACAGCTTGTCTAGGGTTAAAGTATACTACATCATCAACCTTAGAATTGAAAAAATTAGATTTAAAAGATATATCAAAGAAACTAGGAATTAGATTAACCTTGGATGATAAAGTATGTCCTGTGCCTGTTATTCCTCTTTCAACTCTTAAAATATTTCTATCATCAAATTTATTTAAAACAAGTAACTTTTCAGTTCCAATTCCAATACTACTACCAATTGAAATAACATCTGTTTTATATACAAATATATCAGTTACTACACCTGCAACTGAATTTGATGACATTTGTTTATATAACACAGTGCTTTCAGTTGAAATAGCAGACACTCTATGGTTTCCAATTAAAGAAACTCCAGATGTAGATTTAATATCTGTTGATAAACCAGATAATATTAAATTGTTTCCTAATTCAAATTGATGAGTATTTGGAACAAATACTGATACAGTTAGATCATCTTTTCTAATGAAAGTAACATTCTCAAATAATTCATAATTTGTATTAATCTCTGATATTGATTTACCACCAATCTTAGCAACACGAGCACTTATTCCAGTTCCCTCTGTTCCACTGTTATCAAATACAACACTGTCAGTTACTTTATAATCTTCTCCAGATTCTAATATTAAAAGATTATCTACAGATCCCTGAGAAACTGATGTTACTTTTGTTGTTTGTGGTAATATTTCATTTGACTCTACAATAAAATCATTGTTAGCAGAAAAATCGCTTAATTTATATGGAAAAGTATTTCTAGTTAATTTTGAATTATTGAAATCAAAAGATTGTGTTATGGTTGAACGGGAATCTACAACATTAGGAACTGATCTATAAGTATTACCTATAAAATATGGAAATACTGGTTTTTGTGATAATAAATTAACACTTGCAAAGTAAGCATAAACTCCATTAGGATAATCTGGTGTTCGACAATATCTGCCATTATGTTCATCTAAATCAGTTGATGATGTTGGTGAATACGCATAGTCATCGACAAAAAATCCTAGATCAAAATTTAATTTTTCTCTATCCGTAATATTAGAATGTATTTTATATCCAGTTTCTAATGTTTTAATAGATGATGAGTTATTAAAAGGGTCACTGTATCCACGAGGTCCATATATTGGGTTTCCATCATATGCCCATCCAACTATAGGAGAATGCTCGCCAGGTATGTCATTAAATTCATCTTGACCTATTTGAGTAGAATATCCAACAACAGAATACTTTAATTGATTATTAGATGGTATTAATGATACATCCTGATATTTTTGATTATACGGACTAGATGTTTGAATACCAACTAAGTTTAATTTTGTAATTGATGAATTAAATACAGCATTTTTTCCTCTTTCAGTTACTCTAATGCTTGTTTGATTAAAGTCATATCCAATTCCATTATTTAAAATAACTACATTAATAATTTTTAGGTAAGTTGAAGAGTTTTCATCTCTATCAATCACTGCCCTTAATGATGCACCAACACCATTACCAATTACAGTTAAGTCTGGAGTTGAATAATATTCACCACCACCATCTTGAATATTAACAGCAAC